GGGTGGTCCGACAAACGACGTGTAACGACACCACTTTCAAGTTCGAAAGAGATATCGCATACAACGGCGTTGCCAAGGCACAAGAATATAAAGCTGAGAACACTGCCCATAAGCTGTCCGTTTTCCTGTTTCTTAATCTCTTTAGTATCCGGGTGCTGAATAAAATGTTCAGTCATAGCACGATGTGAGAGCTGACGCTCAATATCGCTAAGACTGATCTCATCAGCAACCAGATCCACAAGGGAATGAGAAAACCACGAAAGCATCTCGTTTGTCGCGTCGCTATAATCTACAGATATAAACTGTCGGAGTCCTAACGGAAGGAGTCCCAGTAACTGATCTTGTAGAGCTTGCGGCGTGACCGTTACACCAATGAAACGAAAAACGGGATGCTGACTCATAATGCCGTGCAAGAAACCTTGAAGGTTACTACACACAGCATAAGTGAGAGGTGGTCCTTTACTTATAACACGCATCTTGAGCGCTTCTGGAAGGGCGAGTGGAACTGCAATTGGAACTTCCAATAAAGCAGCTTCAACCATCCGAACATAAAGCTCGAGACAACGTGCACGTAAAGGCAAGTCATTGATAACAACGAGGGTTGAAAGAGCAGAGCTCGATCTCAACTTCTCGCCGAGAACCTTCTCACCGTTTACCAAAACGGGGGAAGTATCATTGACTGAGAACGGAACAGTACTGGGACGCGTACCCTCCACAATAGTTGCATGCACGAGTGCAGCCGTTGTACGTAAGTCAGCATCAGAAGCGGAAGTCTTGAGACCTGTAAGTGGATCTACATAATCGACACCTTTAAGTAAAGTCGGATGATCAAGGATCGTACCGACTGTACCCACAAGGTTTCTAGAATTATTGTAGTTAGCAGAAGTAGACGGAAAGAAGGGTTCAACCCGATCCTTATCCGTATACTTCCGACCACCAAAGATTTCTTTGACAATCTTCTTCGCTGAGCGCAGAAACATTTCTCGGTTCAATCTGAACTGAGGAATCGATTCATCGTCGCGGGCCGGAAATTCATTCCAGTCTGCGTCGAACCCACCCGATTGATCTTGGTCATCGGAGAGCGGTAACGAGGGTTGCTGATTAACAGTAAGAGTAGGTGGCGTCGTCAATTTGACAAACGCGCCTATCTCTGCTTTTTTCAGCATCTTCTTCGTCGGCCGCGGGAAACCCTTCTTAGAGTAAAGAATTGAGACACAGAACGAATGGAAATGTTCTGGATCTCGACGCTCTAAAGAGAGTATGAATCGGTTCGCCTTCCCACCTAATAAAAGGTGAGGGGCAAATCCAATTTCCGC